TTGAAATTCTTGTAAGAAACCTCCATCTTCAGTTTTTAATGTTTGATGTGCTCCATCTGTTTCAGGATAAACTACTGTGTCTACTTCATAATTCTTTTCTGGATTGATATAGTTAATATTGATGCGGTTGTATTTTTCATTTTTCTTTTCACTAGATAACTTAATGCCACCTATGATATTATCTTTGTTTAAATTTAAACTAGCACTTCCTGTTTCTTCTAAGATTAATTTATATTTACCTTGTGTATAAGGTAAGAAACCTCGCATACCTCTTAACAAGAAACGAACATTATCTATTATCTTTTGGTTAGTATCTAAGACTGAATTACAATCAAATAAATTAATATCAGCACCGCCAGAATATGGAGTGACTTGCGTAATAGCAGTTTGACTAGCATTATAGAAACTTTGTAAATCTATATCTGATACACTGATACCTTTTCCATAAGTAGTATCTGTTAAATAATCTAATAAGCACCATGCAGGATTACTTGAATAAGATGCAGATTGTGCAACTAGACTTGAATTATAACTAACACCCTTTTTACCTTGAACTTTTGCTTGGATTTTAGGAATGCTTGTAAATTTGTCAGCATCCCAAGTTATACGAAACGCAATATAACATAATCCAGATAATTTATGATTACTTCCCCATGATGATAATGTGGTTAATAAACTAGAAGCTGATTGTCCTGTACTACCATAGAAAGGTTGAATAGTTATTGTAGTTCCAAATCTATCTCCTGTTGATGTAATTTGAGTTCCATCAGCAAATGAGCCATCAAATGTCACTACTTCATCATCAATTCTAATTTCAGTAATAGCATGGATTTCACCTTCACCTAATACGATTGCTCCATAGAGATATTGATTATCTGTTCCTGATGTTTCTAAAAATACTCTTGTGCCACCTACTAAACGTTCACCATAGATAACAGGGATTTGAGCATTGTTAGATTGCTTATTAACTAATGTACCTTTGGCTTGTTCTTGTTGCGGTATATCTGGGATTTCTGGGATAGGTATAATCCAAGAGATAACATCTTGAACTAAATCACCTACAAAATCAAAAAAATCGTCAAAGAAACCCATTATTTTCTACCCCACTTTAAATCTTGTATTGTTAAAGCACTGAACTCAAAACCTTTATCAGTAGAATAAAATCTTTGTTGGCTACCTTCGTTTGTCTTTCTTCCTGCAGTTCTACTAAAATCACCAAAGTGAGAAGTACAGTTTAAAGTCAATACGCCTTGTTTAGTGTCTATAGAATAATTATTGATATATCCTTTATCATAATTGAATGTATCTATTAACGCTTCAGAACTATTTATAAAACCAATATCAATAGTCACTTCATCATTTGATACGACATTACCTAAGACAATAGATACAAACGCACTATCTACTGCTGATAATTGAATACTAAAATTAGCAACATTAATTTGTGAATTTTCTGCCTTTGCTGAAATCTTTAATAAGTGTCCACCTGCTGAATAGGTATTAGAATTATGAGTTAAGTCTTTATAATGATTGGTTAGTCTTTGAACTGTGGGGAAACCTATCTCTACTAATGCAACAGGTTTAATACTACCAGAATTTATTTCTGTTAGTAGGTCGCTAGATAATCCTCTAGCCATTACAATGCCTCTATGAAATCAACTTCAAATTTATATAAATCTATATCGTCAGTATTAAATTGCTGAATGTCATTAGTTAGTCTAACTGTAAATTCTACACCGTCATAAGTCACAGAAGCATCATCTGCTAAAGCACTTCTTAATGGTGGCTCTATTGTAAGTGTTGCTTCATTAGAACCATCAGCAGTTGCATCAGCTACAACCATATAAACTTTTGTGTCACCACCAAACTTAACAAAATCACCTGCTTTTAATGTTCCTGTCATAGCATCTACTGTTATTGTAGTATCACCTGCAGTATGTGAGCCATTGACTAATACTGTGCCAGATACATTACCTTTTGCATTTTTTAAATCTGGTAAAGCAATTTGGAATGTTTCTTTCTGACTTCTTTGTTTCATTATAAAGGCTATTACAGGAGCAAATGTGGCTCTAGTCATTGGGGGATAGGTTGCACTAAACTTAAATCTTTGTCCGTCTATTTGAACTGCAAACATCTTACCGCTATCAGTAGTAGATGTAATTGTTTTTTGCTCAGATGAAAAACCTATTGACCTAAACTCTGGTGATATTGGATAAGTGCCACTCATTAAACTAACGCCTCTTTTCCTTGACTATTTAAAGCATCATTTATCACATTAACAATAACACTTCTACGTTTAACTAATAATTCATCAAATCCTTCTGTATCATTAGCATTAATAGTTATATTTACATTTGGTGATGCTAATTGATTATTGGGTACGATAGTTCCTGATGATTGAGGCACGAACATTTCTCTACCACCCTCACCAACCATATAAGGTTCACCTGCATTAACTCTACCACCTGATATTCTTGGTGGTGCAGTTGCTCTTATCTGTGCAACAGTAGCTAGTCCTCTTGCAGTTTCTGCGGCGGCTACACCAATATTTAATGGGAATGGATATGTAGATAGTGCGTTTGAAGCGGCTCTAAATGTATTAAGAGTTGCCATACCAATTTGAAATGCTTGATAGGCTCTAAAAGCATCTTTATTTAAACCTGATACTTTAGATAAACCATCACCAACTGCATCTACTATTTGTCCTTGTGCCATTCTTTCTATTTCGGCTTTTTTATCAGCTTCCATTTTTGCAAATATTTTTTCAGCACTTTGCCTTCTTTTCATTTCCTTAGAGAAAGATTCTTGGTCAGCAAGAATTTTTTGATGTTTTTCTTCTTGTATTCTAACTTCGTTATCCGCAAGAATTTGGTCTATATTAACTTTGCTTTGGAATTCTTCTTTTTGTTTTTTAATTTCATCTGTTGTTTCTTCAATAGCTTTTCTACTTTCCATTTCAGCATCTCTAAATAATCTTAATTTTTCTGTGCTATTATTTACTGTAGGATTTAAATCATCTAACTCATCTGATAAGCCTTTTATTCCATTTGTTCCTGTTAAAAGTCTAAATACATCAGTGTCAAATATTTCTAAAAACTCATCAACTTTGCCTTTTGTTGCAACCAATGCTCCTATTGCAACAGTGACTGTATCAATAGCCTCACCTGCTAAAATAGCACCTTCTGCTAATCCTTTTCCTAATGTTTCTGCTAATCCTTCAATAGTTTCATCATTCTTTTTAAGAAAATCATCTAAATCACCTAATTCATCAGTTAATGTTCCTATAAATTGTTCTGCTACTAATTTCTGAAAATTAAAGAATGTATCTTGCAACATAGAAACAGTACCATTAAGAGTTTCTGCTAAATCATCTGTGACTTTCCCTAATTTACCGCCTTTCCCAAATGTTTTTTCAAAAGCCTCTATTGTTTCATCAATAGAAACTTTAGCACCTGCTTCAAAGCCTAAAATTTGTCTTAATCCTTTTTCTCTAAAAATATCTGCGGCGGCTATACCACCTGAAAATGCTCTTTGAATTTGAGATGCAGTGGTTTCAAAATCTAAACCTGTAAATGCCGCAACATTACCTGTAATCTCTAATATTCTAGTTAAATCTTTAGCATCTTTTGCTACTACACCTAAATTACCAGAAGCGGCGGCAATATTTTCTAATGAAAATGGAACTTTTGATGCAAATTTAGAAAGATTATCAAATGCTATTTGTCCTTCTTCTGCTGAACCAAATAAAAATTTAAATCTAACTTGTAGGCTTTCAATTTCTCTACCTACATCAACAAATGATTTTAATATAGCACCTGCACCAATACCAATTAATGCATTTTTTAAGGTTAATATTGATGTTTTAGTTTTTGCTAAATTTCCTTGAACTTGATTAAGAGCCTGTTTTGATTTATCTCTTGCAATAATGTCAATATTGAGTTTTTTTGTCATTATCTTCTTTTACCTTGCATCTTCGCTTTGTTCAATGCTTTTTGTTCTTCTTCATGTTTGAGATTGTAATAGGCTATCCACATAGAAAATTCATCTACTGGCATTTGCATTATTTCGCCAATAGTTTTGTGTAGCTTTTCTGCTAAGAAAAAATGAAATCTGAAATTTGAATCAGAATTTAGTTTTTTTTTAAGTCTTTAGTATTCGTATCTGAGGAAAGGATTTGACTAGCAACTCTGCTAATAACATCTGGGTCAACAAACTTCTTCATCTTAATCTTACTTTCTAAATCAAACATTAAATCACCATCTTTTGTTTGTGCCTTTTTTACAATGACATCAATTAAAACAGTTAAGTCGTTATCATTAGAGCCTTTAAAGATTTCTGATTTTTCTAAAAGTGTAAATGGTTTAACATAAATGGCATCTTCGCCTGTTAATCCCCATTCTTCTACTTCAATAATTTTAATCTCTTGGTGCTTAAAGTGATTGATAGCACCTTCAAGATAATCTTTTTTGGGCATATAGATTAGACTGTTGTATGTGTGACGCCACCAGTAAATTGAACATTAAATGTTCTACTGATTACACCATCCATTGTCACTGCTACTGATGCACCTGTCACTAAAGCAGTGCCAGTATAATAAGCATCTCCGCTATCTGCACCTTCAGGATAAAGATTTAATGTGACAGAAGCACCAACATCAAGGCTTTCTTGACCTGATGAATCTGTTTCATCCCAATGGCATTCAATAGTACCAGTGGCATCTTTTCTTAGTGCGATATAGCTTTTTGCAGTATCAGTTAATGATGTATCTTCAACAGTATCGTTAGTTTCGTCAATATTGAAACCAATCACTTCTGCGACTGAATCCGCTCCAATTTTAACTACTCCGCTTGTTCCGACGTGTGTTGCCATTCGTTATCTCCTTCGTTTGTTGTTTCTACCTTTTTTTTAGATTTGGTAGGTTTTTTTTCTGCTTCTAGTTTATAACCATTAGCAAGAAACTTGTCTATATTATTATCCCATACTTCTATGGAATTGCCATCTTTGTATA